GTGAATCGAAATTGCACTTACAGACTCCACCAACGACATCCACTTACCTTTATTTTTAGCCTGCCGCTCAGCGCGAATGCGACACTGTTTCTTGTGTGCGCGAATCGTCTTTCGGTAGTTGGTTTGTCGGTACTTTTCTTTCAATGCTTTAGCAGTCATTTTATTCACCTCCAAGTGAATTGGTTTCGATTTAAAACAAAATATTTACTAGTCAATATTTTGTTCTGGCTATCATCTTCAGGAGCTAGTCGCCACACTAGCTCGACCCTTGGAGGAAGGTCCCAACGTAGTCCGATTGTCTTCGCCGCTATTTTTATTCTGGCCTGATGAATTCAGATTCGACAGCGTTGGGAATTTCTTGTTGACGTTGCATCAAAAAACTTATCCCGTCCTGCTTTCCCCGAGGGTACTCCTAGCAAGACTAACCGCCTGCACTGAACCCAACCAAAAGACAAGGCTTCCTTGTTGGATTTTCTGGCGGTCTTGGTTCACTTGGTGAACCTCTCCGCTCTACCCGCTACCTCTTAACTCCTGATGGAGTTCCAGCGATTTGACTTGCGGACATTTCGAACCGTGTCATCGCGACAGTGTTGAAACAACCGCAGGCCCTCGGGGACTGGTTTCATGATATGAGGGTTGATCCAATCAAACTTGCTGCATATCACTTCTACTAAGAATTTTAGATCAGTCAAACATCATTCGCAACATCAACTGCACACGATAGCTAAGTGCAAGCGTAGCTTTGGTTAGTGGCACGAGATAATATTTTACTGAGCCAAAAACAATCTCAGGTTGCGCAGGAATTATGGTCAAAAAACCGAAAGCAAAATTGGAAGTTGTCCCGCAGATTGATCTCACGTTAACGCAAAAGCAACGTGCATTTGTTGACGCAGTTTCGCGCGGCAAGTTGGGTAGTCACAAGGCGGCGTACGCAGAGGCGTACAGCGTTAGGCTGAACAAGAATGGTTCGATACCAAAGTGGGTAGAAGTCGAAGCCAGCAAGCTGCTAGCGACTCCTAAGATTGCACTAAGCTTGCAACGTGCATTGCAGAGGAAAGAGCACGAGTCGGTAGCATCCGCGCTTAGGATCAGGAATCACGTTATCTCACGGCTCTACACAGAGAGCACCGAAGCAGAGTCTGACGCATCGCGGGTACGGGCACTCGAACTTCTCGGCAAGCTTGATCATGTGTCACTGTTCAGCGACAAGGTGGAGGTGCGCGAAGAGTCGAGGTCACCTGAGGAAATCGAGTCTGAGCTACACCAACGGCTGTCTGAGCTACTGGCCTGACATGACCTTCACTGGACTCACACACAGACGCGCCACGCCTGTGCGCGCCCTGAGTGCGCCTGAGCGGGTGAGTGGCCGATCCAAGGAAGAATAATGAGTTGAGAAAATCCTTATAAATCAGTAACTTAGAACCCGACTGAGAAAGGAAAAAACCCTTGACAATCAATAACTTACAGATTCCATCCCGTAGTTCCCGCGCCCGACAGACACCCACCCCCCACGGAAGAAAAAAGGTGTAGCGACCGACTGTATTTACATAGTGATCTGCTCATCCATAGCCCACTTTTCATACCCCACCGGTACTATATTACTGAAATCACAGCCTTTTTTGCCCATACCACCCCTTGTTTTCACTATTTTTACCCGAATTACGCCATACCCGGCCGGTATTTTTTGGTATTTGCGCAGACAATGGCCCAGTTATTTGAGTTTCGTGTGAAGATGTGGTCAGATGCTAAAATCTTGAGCTACTTACGCCCCGTAAGTAGCTTCTACTAAATAGTACTTAGTAAGAGGTATTAGCTATGAATGATTAATACAATGGTATTTAGTAAGGCAACTATCTAGGAAGAGATTCTATACAGAAAGAAGTTCTTACTAAGTTATATCTTATTATGGGGAGGAGCAGGCCGGATGTTTTGGATCACAGTAATAGTTCACCTTAAAGGAAAGCCTGTTTCCTCTTCTTCTTGCAGACGAGTTGCAGGTTGCATTCCCCTAGTAGACGCAACGTGCAACTCATATGTTTTCGTCCTATGAATAATGTTGCACTAACCCAGTTACAAAACGCTTCCATCGAGCAAAAGCAGGAAATTCTGGTCCTGCTGGATGAATTACAGGACGCTAGGGCGAGACAAGCCTGCGGACAGAACTTCATGCCCTTTGTGAAAGAGATGTGGTCTGCCTTTATCGAAGGTGCTCATCACTCGATCATGGCCGAAGCCTTTGAAAGGGTTGCAAAAGGGGACTTGAAGAGGCTTATTATCAATATGCCGCCTAGGCATACCAAGTCTGAGTTTGCTTCCTACCTTCTTCCTGCTTGGTTTCTCGGAAGATTCCCCGAAAAGAAGATTATTCAGACTGCCCATACTGCTGAACTTGCTGTGGGGTTCGGCAGAAAGGTCAGGAATCTGGTCAATAGTGCTGATTTTAAAAAGATTTTCCCCAAAACCAGCCTTCAGGCCGACTCCAAGGCTGCAGGCAGGTGGAATACGAACCGTGGAGGGGAGTATTTCGCCATCGGTGTGGGCGGTGCGGTAACGGGTAAGGGCGCAGACCTGCTGATTATCGATGACCCGCATTCGGAGCAGGAAGGCGCTAGCGCAGACTTCAATGTTTTCCAGCGTACTTATGAGTGGTATACCTCTGGGCCGAGGCAGAGGCTCCAGCCCGGCGGGGCCATAGTAGTCGTGATGACGCGGTGGCACGAGAAAGACCTTACAGGTGAAGTGGTCGATGCTAGCGTCAAAAGAGGAGGCTCCGATCAGTGGGAAGTGGTTGAATTACCAGCTATTTTACCATCAGGCAGGCCCCTTTGGGAAGAATTCTGGAAACTGGAGGAGCTTGAGGCGTTACGCTCTGAACTGCCTACCTCAAAATGGTCTGCCCAGTATCAGCAGAACCCGACATCTGAAGAAGGCGCTCTCGTAAAACGGGAGTGGTGGAAGGAATGGAGCGGGATCGATCCCCCGAAATGCGAGTTTGTTATCCAGTCATGGGATACTGCCTTCCTGAAAACAGAGAGGGCTGATTATTCTGCCTGTACTACATGGGGGGTTTTCTACCTAGAAAACAAGGATGAGGGGACAATGGCCCCAAACCTGATCCTGCTTGATGCCTACAAGGAAAGGCTTGAATTTCCAGACCTGAAGAAGACTGCAATGGAAAAGTACAGGGCCTACAAGCCAGATGCTTTCATTGTGGAAGCGAAAGCTGCAGGTACTCCGCTCATTTTCGAGTTGAGGCAGATCGGTATTCCCGTATCTGAATACACGCCTAGCCGTGGAAATGACAAGATTGCGAGGGTTAATGCGGTTGCTGACCTGTTCTTTTCTGGGGTGGTCTGGTGTCCAAAGACTAGATGGGCCGAAGAAGTGGTGGAGGAATTTGCTGGATTTCCGAATATGCAGCATGATGATCTGGTGGACAGCAGTACTCAGGCGTTGCTCAGGTTCAGGCAGGGAGGTTTTGTTTCCCTGTCATCTGACGAGGAAGATGAGCCGATGGAGCCGAACAGGATAGCGGATTATTATTAGGAGAAATGGAGTTATCTATGGCTATAGAACGAAACCCAGCAACACCTATTGAGGGTCTTGTGGAGCAGGAACCAGAAGAGGCACTCTCTATCGCGATAGAGAACCCAGAGTCCGTATCCATTGATACGGAAGACGGGGGGATGATTATTGATTTTGATCCTAACCGAAAAGAGACAACGGATCAGGATTTTAATTCCAATCTTGTTGATTTTATTGAAGATGATGAACTTCAGAGAATAGGCTCTGAACTTGTCCAGTCATTTAAATCGGATAAGGAATCACGCGCTGAATGGGAAGAAGCCTATATCAAGGGACTTGACCAGCTTGGGCTGAAGATCGAGGAAAGGACAGCACCTTGGGCTGGCGCTTGCGGGGTCTTCCATCCCATGCTGAGTGAGGCAGTGGTTCGGTTCCAGTCACAGGCGATTTCTGAAATCTTTCCCGCTCAGGGACCAGTCAGGATCAAGATTGTAGGAAAAATAACAGACGAGAAAGAATCTCAGGGTGAAAGAGTCAAGAATTACCTGAACTACCTTCTCACCCATGAGATGGTTGAATATCGGTCAGAGACCGAGAAGATGCTTTTCTCACTTCCTCTGGCAGGGTCTGCTTTCAGGAAAATATACTACGATCATAACCTTGGAAGGCCGTGCGGTATTTTTGTACCTGCTGAGGATGTGGTGGTGAATTACGGGGCCAGTGACCTTGAGACCTGTGAGAGAGCCTCCCATGTAATGAAAAAATCGACCAATGACATCAGGAAGATGCAGGTTAGCGGCTTTTACAGGGATGTGGAACTTCCAGACGCAACACCCAGTTCAAGCGATATCACGGAGAAATATGACCAGATGACTGGCGAAATGGATGTATTTAATTACGACAACCGCCATGAATTACTTGAAATGCAGGTAGACCTTGATCTGGTCGGGTTTGAAGATACCTCCGAAAACGGTGAGCCTACTGGGATTGCGTTGCCCTATGCAGTTACTCTGGACTATCCGTCTGGAGTCATACTCAGCATCCGAAGGAATTATTATGAGGATGACCCTAAAAAATTACGCAGGATGCACTTTGTCCATTACCAGTACCTGCCCGGTCTGGGATTCTACGGGCTAGGTCTGGTCCATCTTGTTGGCGGCCTGTCAAAGTCTGCAACCAGTCTTCTCAGGCAACTCGTGGATGCGGGGACTCTTTCCAATTTACCGGGTGGCCTCAAGGCGCGTGGATTGCGTATCAAGGGCGATGACACGCCAATCATGCCGGGCGAGTTCCGTGATGTGGATGTGCCGGGCGGGGTTATTCGGGACAATATCACCTTCCTTCCCTACAAGGAGCCGAGCGCAACCCTGTACCAGTTACTGGGAAATATCGTAGAAGAGGGGAGGCGTTTTGCAAGCATTACTGACCTGAAGGTTTCAGATATGAATAATCAGGCCCCAGTGGGTACGACTCTGGCCCTTCTTGAGAGGAACATGAAGGTAATGAGTGCGGTACAGGCTAGGTTACACGCATCCATGCGCAAGGAATTTGGGATTCTGGTCACTATCGTCAAGGATTTCACGGATGCAAGCTATCCCTACGAAGTTGAAGAGGAAGAAGCGGTCAAGATGGAAGATTTCGATGAAAGGATCGATGTTCTTCCTGTTTCTGACCCGAATGCCGCCACGATGGCGCAGAGGATCATGCAGTATCAGGCGGCTCTGCAACTGGCCTCCCAGTCACCACAGATGTATGACCTTCCCAAACTGCACAGGCAGATGCTCGATGTACTCGGTATCAGGGATGCAGAAGATATTATTCCAGATAAGAATGATGTCCCTCCTGTTGATCCAGTGACGGCTGTTCAGAACCTCCTGAATGGAGTTCCAGTAAAAGCTTTTGAATTCCAAGACCATGAAGCACACATACAGACCGTTACATCTGCGCAACAGGACCCGAATATTACACAGAAACTGGAACAGGCCCCGAATGCACAGATGATAATGATGACGGCTTCTGCCTATATTACGGAACATCTTGCCCTGCAGTTCAGGGAGCAGGTCGAGCAGGAAATGGGGACCCAGCTTCCGCCTGTAGGGGAGCCTCTGCCGCCCGATGTGGAGAAGCGTATTTCTGCTCTGGTTGCGCAGGCAGCGACCCGGGTAGCTGCAACGAATGCAGCGAAGGCGGAACAGCAGAGAATTCAGGAACAGCAGGAAGACCCGTTGATACAGGCCAAGCAGAAGGAACTTCAGATCAAGGAATCCGAAGTGCAGCGTAAGGCGCAGAGTGATCAGGCAAAAATTCAGCTTGAAGCACAAAAGGCTGCGGCCAAGGATGCAGTGGAAAACAAGAGGATTGATTCTCAGGAGAGGATTGCTGGGGCCAGTATAGGGCAGAAAATTGCTAGCGATTTGCTAGAAGAGAAAAAACAAAAGGATAAAGAGGCCAGAGAGGATTACAGAAAAGGTGTTGACATTGGGATACAGGTAGCTAAAGATAACAAAACTAATGAGGAATGATTTCAAAGAGCAATCACTTTCTGACTTTTTGAAAAGACGGTTCTCAGAGATGAAGAGTGAGCATACCGATCATCTTTCTGGGGGCAGCTGCAAGGATTTTGGTGAATACCAGAAAATGGTAGGAATTGTGGAAGGTCTTTCTCTTGCCGAAAGAGAGATGTTTGAATGGGTAGGTAAATTCATTGAATCAGACGGTTAAGAGTCCAGTTCGGGAACTGGATACAAAAAGCCAGCTTCCAAACCCTAAGGGATGGAGGATACTGGTTGTTATGCCAGATGCGGAAGAGAAGACCGAAGGTGGCATTGTTAAGGCGAAACAAACGATCAGGGACGAGGAAGTCAGCAATATCTGCGCTTATGTGCTTGATCTTGGGCCAGATTGCTACAATGATTCCGCGAGGTTTCCTTCTGGGCCTTGGTGCAAGAAAGGGGATTGGGTGGTTTTCAGGTCATATTCTGGAACCAGAATCAAAATGTACGGGAAAGAGTTCAGGCTTATCAACGATGATACCGTGGAAGCGGTGGTTGAAGACCCGACAGGAGTGGTCAGGACATGAGTGAAGAAAATAAAGTTGAGGCAGAGATTCCAAGACAATCCGAAGAAGAAAAGTTTTTTGGGGTAAAAACGGAAATTACGGATACCGTCTCTGGTGACAACCTGAGCATAGAGGTTGTGGAGGATTCTCCAGAGATTCCAGAAAAAAAATCTTCTTCCAGTGAACATGATCCTTCTGAGGTGGATAACGAAATATCTGAACTCAGCCAACGTGCAGGGGATCGTATTTCCCACCTTAAATACCAGTACAGTCAGGAGCAGAGGGAAAAAGAATCTATAAAGCAGGAACGTAACGAAGCTGCCAGACAGATGAAGGCTCTCATGTCTGATAACCAGCGCCTTCAGGCAATGCTGACTTCGGGTTCCGAAGCCTTGAATAAACAGGCACTGAATAATGCGCAATGGGCCAAGCATAGTGCGCAGGCCCAGTTCAAGAAAGCTTATGATGACGGGGACGCGGATGCCATGAGTAAGGCTCAGGAGCAGCTGTCAAAGGCTACTCTGGCAGAGCAGCAGTCTCCTAATTATGCGCAGCAATTACAACATAACGTAGCACAGCAGTTTTCGAATCAGCCCCAGCCTCAGCCAGAAGAGCAGGCGCAGCCTGATCCTGATATGCAGCAATGGGCGAACAGGAACCCTTGGTTTATGGGATCAGAACCCTTCCAGAGGGAGATGACTGCCTATTCAATGTGGGTTGACCAGCACCTTCAGGGGTCTGGAGTTGATCCTGCCAAGGAGCCAGATCGTTACTACAAAGAAGTCGATACTATGATGAAAGCGCAATTTCCATCATTTTATGGTATACAATCAACATCTGAGGCTGTCGTGGAAGCGCAGCCTGAGAGGCGGCAACCATCGAGTGTTGTTGCACCAGCCACGAGGAATAGCGGGAAAGCTACTCGTGAAATAAAACTGGAAGGTAGCCAAGTTAGACTAGCTCGCCAACTTGGGATAACGCCTGAACAGTATGCGAAGGAGCTTTTGAGGAGATAACTTGTATGTCTGAGCAGGATCAAACGGTAGATAATATCGAGAAAGAGCTTTTGACTGAAAGTTTGCCTGAAGAGCAGGAAGAGCGCACCCCGAGGGGTTCAGAAAGCCGGGAGGCTACCCAGCGATATGAAAGTTGGGAAAATCCATCTAATTTGCCTGACCCTACACCACAACCGGGATGGGTTTTTCGTTATATCAGAACCAGTGTTACTGGAGAAACTGATGTTACGAATGTGTCCAAAAGATTTCGGGAGGGATGGAAGCCTTGTAAGCTTGAGGATCATCCTGAACTCCAGATGCATATGATGGACCATAAATCTGACTGGGCGATGAAGGGCCATGTGGAAATAGGTGGGTTATTATTGTGCAAGATGCCTGAAGAAAGGGCGAAAGCCCGTGATGAGTATTTTAGCAAAATGGCTCAACAACAGATGGACTCTGTGGACAATGTTTACTTTAAGAATCAGGATTCCCGTATGGCGACAAAGCAAGTCTTTGAGCGCAAATCGAGAACCTCTTTCGGGCGCGACTCGTGAAGTCGCATTCTGTTTAATTTTTTTGGAGAGATACTATGGCTGCTTCAGCTGCTCCACACGGAGCGAGACCTACTGGATCGCTGGTATCTTGTGCATTTAATAACAAGATCACGCACTACAAAATCAAAAACGCCTACGGGACAAGTATTTTCTTTGGCGATTTTGTGAAGTGGGGCGATGATAATCCCAATACGACCATACAGAAAGATACGGGGACAACTGCGTTGACTCCGATTGGGATTTTTGTTGGATGTGCATATACCGATCCGACCACGAAGCAATTCACGCCTAACCAGTATTTCCCAGCCTCAACGGCTGCGGATGATATTGTGGCGTATGTTGCTTCTGACCCGTACCTGATCATGCGTATGCAATGCGATGGCGCTGCTGACCAAGATGACCTTGGCAAGAATTGTGCTGTTGTGCAGACCGCTGGCTCTACGGCTATCGGTACGAGTAAAAATTCGGTTGACATATCTACTGTTGCAACCACCAATACATTGCCTGTAAAGATTATCGATTTTATCGATGGTCCTGACAGCGCGGTTGGTGATGCTTACACGGATGTGTTGGTTATGTTTAATGTAGGGCATCAATTGCTCAATGCAACTGGCGTAGGCTAGTAAGGGGTAAATCATGGCTGCTATATCAAGAGCTAATGAGCTTAAACAACTCCTTCCGGGCTTAAATGCCTTGTTTGGAGATAGTTATGCTCGATACGAAAATGAACACACGGAAATTTACTCTTCTGAGAATTCCGAGCGTTCATTCGAAGAGGAACTGAAACTGTCAGGTTTTGGCGCTGCACCGGTAAAGGATGAAGGCTCCGCTATCGAATACGATACGGCGCAGGAGTCCTTTGTTGCACGTTACACGCACGAAACTATCGCTTTAGGTTTTTCTATCACGGAAGAGGCAATGGAGGATAATCTCTATGTTTCTGTTTCTGGTAGATATACCAAGGCGCTGGCAAGGGCGATGGCGTACACGAAGCAGGTAAAGGCGGCTTATCCGCTAAATAATGGTTTCTCCACTACTTTCAAGTCAGGTGATGATGTGGCTCTTTTCAGCACAGCACATCCGCTTGTTACTGGTGGAACCAATAGCAATAGGCCATCTACTGCGGCTGACCTGAACGAGACTTCGCTTGAGAATGCTGTAATTCAAATCTCTAAGTGGACTGACGAAAGGGGTTTGAAAATTGCTGCAAAGCCGAAGAAACTTATTATTCCGACTGATCTTCAGTTTGCTGCTACACGATTACTAGAAAGTACTTATCGGGTAGCTACTGCTGATAATGATGTGAATGCAATCAAGACGAATGGTGTGATTCCAGAGGGCTATGCGGTCAATAATTATTTGACCGATACAAATGCTTTCTTCCTGATCACTGACGTTCCTGATGGAATGAAGCATTTCACGAGGTCGGCACTAAGTACCAATATGGATGGAGACTTCGATACCGGTAATGTCCGGTATAAAGCGAGAGAGAGATACTCTTTTGGAGTAAGTGATCCACTTGGTATCTTTGGATCGCCGGGAGCTTCGTAGACTGAAAGCAGGAATCGGAACGCCTTCGGGCGTTCCTTTTCCCTTTTCCTGACTGTCACATCGTGTGGCAGACACTAGCCGAGACAGGAGAAAGAAATGGCTAATACAACTTTCACAGGAGCAGTACGCTCCGAAAATGGTTTCAAAACCATTGATATCAATTCAACGACAGGGGCCGTTACTGAAGGTTTTGTAATAAACAAAGACGGTAATGTCTATACTGATGATGGTGGACATATTCAGTATGCAGCAGCAACAGGATATGGGCCTGCTGACCTTATAGTCGGTAAAGGGGGGAGCCAGTACGGGACAGTTGATCCCTACACAGAAAGTTCCTCGCAACTCTTCCCTCTGGGAAGCACTCTGGTTTACGGTAATAATGTTTATCGTTATGTTGAAATAGGCGGAACAGCAGTAACTGCTGGTAAACTTCTTCAACACGCAGCAGTAGTTGCTCATCACTCTAATATGACAGCAACAGCAGCAGTAGCAGCAGGTGAAACTGTAATATCTGTTGAAACTGGGGGTACTGACTTAACAGCTAACCAATATGCAGATGGCTATCTTTGGGTAAATGATGTGAATGGTGAAGGACAATGCCTTAGAGTAAAATCCAATCCAGCACACGATCATTCAGAGGACCCTTCTGTTGAGATTACTTGCTACGATGATTTAGCGACTGCACTAACAACTAGCTCACAACTATCTCTAATAGAGAACCCAAATACCAACCTAATTGTTGCACCAGCAACAGAAACAGGTGCGTTGATGGGAGCTACTGTCGTTGATATGACAGCAGACTATTATGGTTGGGCAGTTATAAAAGGACCAGCAGCACTTCTCACAGTAGGCACTTTGGTTGTAGGTAATGCAGCAGTTCGCTCTGGCGGTACAGCAGGCGGTGTTGCACCAGCAACTGACAACGTACTACAAGAAGTTGGTGATGTAATGGCTGTATCAGCAGATACCGAGTATTCATTGATTAATATGAATTTAGGTTAGATGTGTTAAGACGGGAGACAGAAAATGGCTGATGCTGTTACTTCTCAAACCATTGATGATGGAGAGAGGATTGCTGTGATGAAGTTTACCAATGTCAGCGATGGCAGTGGCGAATCCGCTGTTACCAAAGTAGATGTATCCGCACTTGCTTCGAACAGTTCTGGAACGTCATGCTCAGAAGTTAGGGTACTTCGGGTAAGTCACGCAATCGTTGGTATGTCTGTAAAATTATTACTTGATGCAACTTCTGACGTTTTATTGCTTGATCTTGCAGAGAGTAGTAACGGACATTTGGATTTTACTTCTTTTGGCGGTATTCCTAATAATGCAGGATCGGGTAAGACTGGAGATATCCAATTTACTACAACTGGAGCTTCGTCTGGTGATACTTATTCGATTATTTTAGAGATGATAAAAGTTTATTCAGATTGAGGAGATACTCTATGAGTGACTTTGTTATTGCTGAAAATGGTCAGTTTCCACCTCAATACAATGTATTGGAAAAGGGTGAGGATGGAATTTATAAGCTTATTTTCGGCCCAGATGACCTAGATGATGCTAAAAGAAAATTATCTGAACTGTCTGATCCGAAAAGGGCCAGAGATGATTCTGGTCAATATATTGCTGATGATCCTGAAACTCCAGAAGTCAATGAAGCCTATGTAGGTGGAAGGAAGAAAGAGTCTTCTAAGAAAAAATCTTCTAAGAAGAAGACTTCTAAGAAGAAGACTTCCAAGAAGAAGACTTCCAAGAAGAGGTAGAAAAGTGTTCATCAAACCATACCGTCTGTTGTAGCGGTCGGTATGGTTTTTTATTGCGTGTAATAAGTAGGGGTGCAAATATGTCGAGAACCATAAGAAGTAAGAGAAGGGGATACCGCAAGGGAGGCGTTGGAAAATTCAGGGACCGAACACCTTATAATAAGGGCGGACCCGGAAAGCTAAGGAGAGTAGAGGATGATCTTCCTGCCTCTAATCTAAGCGGGGGTAGAGGAGCCAGCACCAGAGGGATGGTTGTTAAAGGTGCTGAGAAAAAGCGCAAACCAAAATATTAAGATGCCCCCTATCAGGAAAGTAGAGGGTGGCTGGAAGATCAAGAATGTAAAAGGTAAATCTTCATCCAAGCAAGCCGCAAAGAGAAGGCTTAGGGCCGTAAAGGCAAACCAGAAATCGCGTGGAAAGATATTATGAGAAAATCCCATAGAGACAGAAAAGCATTAGGCAAACAGAGATTAGCTCAAGACGCAAAAACAGCAGGTAAAGCAGGAGCATTGGCGGCAGGAATTGCCATAAATCCTATTGCCACTGCTGTAGGATATATGGGAGCCACAGCTGCTAAACAACTTAAAAAGTCTTCGGATAATCCTTCTCCAACAACAAAGGTTTTATATCCTGCGCCCTCTGGTAGGGGAACAGTTCATGGTGAATCTGTACCCAATCCTAAGTGGAAGCCTAAACCTTCTGATTTTGAAATATAAAATATTAATATTAGGGGATATACGGTAAATGGCAACGAGCGGAACTTATACATTTAATCTTGATTTGGCTGATATCATGGAAGAAGCTTTTGACCTGTGTGGGATGGAGCTTCGTACAGGGTATGATTTCAAAAGTGCCAAAAGGGCTTTGAATCTTGTATTTCTTGAGTGGCAGAACAAGGGACTTAACTTGTGGGCAATAGAACAGGCCACAGATACCCTTGTGGAAGGAACCAGTTCGTATGCACTTGAGAGTAGTGCGATGGAAGTGGTGGATGCTTTTATAAGGACAGATGCTGCTGATGTAAATAAGCAACAGGATCAAGCACTTATCCGTATATCAAGAACAGCCTACGACCATCTGGCAAATAAACTGACCCAGTCCAAGCCTACCCAGTACTATGTGGATAAAGGGACAAGTTCTATGAGTATTGTTCTTTGGCCTACACCAGACGGCTCTCAGACCTATACTCTGGTTTATGACTACATCCAGAGGATCGAGGACGCTGGAACTGTCGCAAGTAATAATGCTGATGTTCCTGCCAGATACCTTCCATGCCTGACCTATGCCTTGGCCTATAATCTTGCCTGCAAGTCAGTTCAGGCGCAGAACAGGATTCCGATGTTACAGCAGAGATACAATGAACTCTGGCGTGATGCTAGTGATGCAGACAGGGACAGGTCTACAGTTCGTTTTGTCCCAGATAATACGAGTTACAGGTAAATGGCATATGCTGCTGGGAAAAGGGCGCTTGGCCTCTGTGACAGGTGCGGGTTTACCTATAAACTTTCGGAACTCAAGTATGAAATAGAGGATCAGGTCAGGAATGGATTGAGGGTATGCTCTTCTTGTTTTGATCAGGACCATCCTCAGTTACAGCTTGGTAAGGTAAAATTTACCGATCCTCAGGCTTTGTATAATCCAAGGGCGGATAGTGGAGAAAAATCCTCTACCAGTTATTATGCGTTTAATCCTGTTGGAGGCGGCGTAACAGAATTTGGTTCCAGTACTGTCGGGCTTAAAATGACAGGAAAGGTTGGTAAGGTTAAGGTGGTGACCTAATGGCTTGGACATTTACAACATTAAAATCTGCCATACAGGACTATACCCAGAATAGTGAAACTACATTTGATAGCTATCTGGATGAATTTATTGTTCAGGCAGAAGAGCGCATATTAAAAAATGTATACCTTCCGTTTTTCAGAAAAAATGTGACTGGTACAACAACTTCTGGAAATGCTTATTTATCTACGCCATCTGATTTTCTTGCTCCGTTTTCACTCGCAGTTGATAACAGCGGATATGAGTATCTTCAATTTAAGGAAGTAAATTTCATCAGGGAAGCCTATCCAGTAAGCAGTACTACTGGAATTCCAAAATATTATTCATTATTTGATAATGATTCTTTTATATTAGGACCTACCCCGAATGCCAATCTGACAACCGAATTGCATTACCAGTACAGGCCAACTTCAATTACTGCATCTGGAGACGGAACAAGCTGGATTGGGACTAATGCAGCGGATACTCTTTTATACGGTTCATTGGTAGAGGCTTATACTTTTATGAAGGGTGAGCCGGATATAATGAAAAATTATGAAATCAGGTTCAAGGAAGGTATGTCAAGATTGAAGGTTCTTGGAGAAGGTCGGGATACAAAGGATTCTTATAGAACTGGTACAGTCAGACAGCAAGTTACTTGATGCTTGATATTGATATCAAATCTCCAGTAGGGGAAGTGAAGGTAGAAACAACTCAGTACAGGGGATTTACCCCAGAAGAGATAGCAAGTCGATCTATAGAAAAAATAGTGTCAGTGGCAGATTGTGCTGACCCAATTGTCAAAGAACAGGCAGAGGCATTTAAGAGAAGGGTATATCATGTTATTTTGAAAGCCTGTAAGGATTCAATCCAGAGTGACAGGACCAGTCTTTATAATATTTTAACGCAACAGGGCCATGAGGACATGGCGGATATTTTGAGGAAAATCTAATGGCACATACACAAGCAGTAACTACGAGTTTTAAGTCTGAGTTGTTGCAGGGCATCCACAACTTTCATAACGGCTCAGGCGGAGGCACGACCACAACCACGGGAACAGGCAACACATTCAAGATCGCGCTCTATACATCGAGTTCGACCATGAGTGCCAGTACGACTGCATACACAACCACGAATGAAGTTTCGGGTACAAATTATTCAGCGGGAGGTAACACTCTCACGAATGTCGATCCCTCCACTTCAGGGACTACAGCCCTGACCGATTTCGCGGACTCCACATGGTCAACAGCTACGATTACAGCTAACGGGGCATTGATTTATAATTCCAGTACAACCGCAGGTAGTGCGAACCGTGCAGTGGTGGTTCTGGCTTTCGGTGGCGACAAGACTTCAACGGCAGGCGATTTTACGATCACATTTCCCGCAGCAGATGCGAGTAATGCCATCATCAGAATCGCGTAGTGAGTAGATAATGTGGCTAACGCAAAAGTTGCATGGCAAGGCTGGAACTCTAGCAATATTGCTTGGGGTGAGAGCACTTGGGGTAACGCAGAAGAGGCATTGCCGGGATCAACAGCGTCTGTTAATTCCGTCACTGTCACTGCCGCAGCGGGTGTCTCTGCTTCAGGAAACTCGACAACCGTATCTACGGCCAGCGTTACTGTTACGGGTAAGGCGGCAGTCACTGCAAGCGGGAATGTGGCAACTTCTGCGGTCGGCTCAGTCTCGCTTGTCACGAATAACACGATTGAAGTTACCAGTGATGCGTCTACTGCATATACCGCTTCTGTCACAGTGGTTGCCAAGGCAGCGGTCGAAGTTACAGGTAATGAAGTTGAAGTATCTACAGCCAGTGTTTTGGTATGGAGTATTGTGGATGACGGACAAACACCTTCTTGGTCAACGATTTCTGATTCACAAACACCAAGTTGGAGTTCAGTGGATGACGGACAAACTCCTGATTGGAAAGAGGTAGCATAGTATGGCGACTTATGTAAATGATTTAAGGCTCAAGGAAATATCAACTGGAGATGAGTCCGGTACTTGGGGAACATCCACAAATACAAATTTGGAGTTGATAGGAGAAGCCGTATCCTACGCCACACAGGAATCTTTTGGCAGTGATGCAGATGCAACTACAACGGTTGCTGACGGGGCCGCTGATCCTGCCCGTGCTTTCTATTTCAAGGTCACATCAAGCGGTTCTTTGACCGCAACCAGAGTTTTAACGATTGCTCCCAATACGGTGAGCCGTATTCAGATTATTGAAAACGCAACAAGTGGCTCACAAATCATTACGATCAAACAGGGAACCGGGGCCACACTGAATATCCCTACCGGCGAATCCCGCATGGTTTATTACGATGGGGCTGGAGCCGGGGCAGCAGTAGTTGATGCGCTGGCTGATATCAATATCGGCGGCAAAGTTACGGTAGGGGTAAATGATACCGGTCATGATGTAAAATTTTTCGGGGCCACATCAGGTAAATACTGGTTGTGGGATGAATCGGCAGACGGGGTGGTTCAGTACAGCACCCTGACGGTTGGAGTGAATGATACCGGATATGACGTAAAATTTTTCGGGGCCACTTCCGGGGCTTATATGCTCTGGGATGAATCCGCAGACGATTTAAAGCTAGTTGGTGCTGCTGGACTTACAGTTGCGGGAAACATTGATATAGATGGCACAGCTAACCTAGACGTAGTAGATATTGATGGTGCAACTCAAGCAGATGGAACTATTACAGTTGGTGCAGATGATACGGGTTACGATGTTAAATTCTTTGGTGCTACATCTGGGGCTTATATGCTCTGGGATGAGAGTGCTGATGACTTAAAATTAGTAGGAGCAGCAGGATTAACTGTTGCTGGTGATGTAGATATTGACGGAACAACTAATTTAGACGCTGTAGATATTGACGGCAATGTGCAAATAGATGGGACAGTTACGGTCGGTGTAGATGACACGGGCAAAGACGTAAAATTTTTCGGTGCAACTTCCGGCAAGTATCTGCTTTGGGACGAGAGTGATGATTCGTTGAATGTACCAGACAGCACCAAAATTCAATTGGGTACTGGGGCCGATATGGATTTGTATCACGATGGCACAGACTCCTATATCGACAGCTCAAGCGATTTAAGAATCCGCACGGGTGGTTCTGACCGAATTTTCATGCAATCGACAGGAAACGTTTACAACAATTTGACTTCGGAACCTGTAAACGCTTTCTGGTGCGTGAAGTCGCACAACGGAAAGTACTCGATGGCGACTGGCGGTGGAGGAGTCGATACTACTTTGCCAATGGCATTCTGCAAAGGGGATGATACAGTCGTTGGGTCCATAACGACATCAGGGACGACAACCGCCTTTAATACTTCATCGGATTACCGACTGAAAGAAAATGTTGTTGATCTTGAAAATGCCACTACTCGCTTAAAAAATCTCAAGCCTTACCGCTTTAATTTTATTGGCGAATCTCCCACGTTGGACGGGTTTCAGGCCCATGAGGTTGCTGGGGTTGTTCCCGAAGCCGTTCATGGCGATAAGGATGGTGTAGATGCAAGCGGTAATGTCATTGTTCAGGCAATGGATCACAGCAAGCTAGTTCCATTACTTGTAGCAACTGTCCAAGAACTGGAAGCTAGGATAGCGGCACTTGAAAGTTAATTTTGGAGATATTGGATGATTGATCAACCGGCAGAAGAGAATGTTGTTTTTCTTGGAGATGAGAAAATTAGGGTGGAAGACCTTTCTGAGGAACAGAAATATTTCCATTCCCAGATTCTTGATTTGAGGAATAAGCGGGGTAGGCTTACTTTTGAGATAGATCAGGTCAGTGCTGCTTTGAAGATTTTTGAGAACTCTTTTCTCTCCGCTTCCAAGAAAAAAGCGGAAGAGGTTTTGGAGGATTGATTTTCCATGCCTGAAGTTAACATCAATATCTGGTCTTTACCTGCTGCCTTCATGCTGGAGACTAACCTTCCGCCCGATATGGTGGATGGCATAAATGATTATCTTGACAGGTTACTGGAGAGCGATGACCGCCATTCCCACGCAGGGACGCTTGTGGGTCAGATTGACCGTGGACAACAGTTGACAATGGACTACACGGCTCCTGAACTGGAGGAGTTTTGCAGTCTGATCAGCGGGATGGGTATTGAATATGTGAAGCATTTTGCGGAACAGACTGGAAATATGTTTTCAGGAACCCGTAAGGTGGAGGTGGACGAACTCTGGTCAGTCCATAGTTTTGAGGGGGATTACAATCCGATTCACGACCACGGCACTAAAACAATCATGGGTATTTCTGTGACTGGCTGGACAAAGGTTCCGCAGCAGATATTAGATCAGCCCACTGCTGGTACACCGAATTACAGCCTCTATAATTCCAGCGGCGATTGTGACGGGTATCTGTGCTTCCAGTACGGGAGAAATTCACTCATGGATGTGGAACGGCTACGGCCACCGCAATGCACATCTTTACAGCCAGAGGTCGGGAAGCTATATATGTTCCCGTCATGGTTGCAGCATCTGGTCTACCCGTTTAAGGGTGCGGGTGAGCGCAGGACTGTGGCTGCTAATTTGAATGTCTGGAACCTGACAGACACGGATACGGGCCAGACGAATCAGGTCAACTAGGGGGAAATGGATATGGGTATGGTTTTGAATATTATTTCTGTTGTTACTTTGATTGTCACTATCGCAAGTATTGTAGCTGCTATTACACCGACTCCAAAAGATGATATATGGATCGGTAAGCTGTATAAGTTTGTAGATATCCTTGCAATTAATATTGGAAGAGCCAAGGAGAGTGGGAGATAAGTGAATAAATCTCAAAGACGGGAATTAGCAGGTAAACGCGCAATGGAAGTTGCTTTGCAGTCTCTGGAAAAAATAGAAAAACATGAAAAAGAATGCGGAGAGCGTTGGTCTGAAGCTGTGTCTGAAATCAAGCATCTTAGATCAATGAGTGAACAATTAATGGTAACCAGTAATGCTCATTCTGCCAGATGGGAAAAGCTTGCTTGGCTTGTTGTTGGTACTGTTTTTGCTACTGCTATAGCCCATTTATTTGGTATTTATTTCTAAAGTGCCAGTTAATTCCAGAAACAAAGGTGCATCGTTTGAGAGGTCGATAGCCACTCTTTTAGTTGGACATTTACTTCTTGAAAAGCCAGTAAAAAGAATACTTGAGCAGACAAGGACAAAGCAATTACCAGACTTGAGGTTTGGTAGATGGAATATCGAGTGCAAGCGATATGCAAAGGGCGCTGAATTAAAAGATGCTTGGTGGGATCAGGTAATGAATTCCTGCAAGAATGGGGACATACCTGCTTTAATTTATAAGTTTGATTATAGACCTGTGAAGGTCAGGGTTCTTGCGAAAAGTCTTAACCCTGTTTTATCCGATGAACGTATAACCGTAGATTTATCATTCGGTGATTTTATATATTTGTTGGAAACACTATATCAAGAAGACATTAGATTACACGAAGAAAAAACCGATGTATGAATACAAATGTGAAGTTAACAGAGTGGTAGATGGGGATACGATAGATGCCACCCTCGATTTAGGATTTAATATCTTGCATAAATGCAGGGTACGCCTTTATGGCATCGATACCCCAGAATCAAGAACAAGGGATAAAGATGAAAAGGTCAGAGGAAATTTGGCTAAGGATTTTTTGAAGAATGAGATAGAGAATGGAAAAAATGTTGTCTTGAGGACCAAACTGAAAGATTCTAGAGGAAAATTTGGTAGGGTTCTTGCCTCTGTAATCGTAGACAAAATAAATATAAACCAGTTAATGATTAATAATTACCTTGCTGTGGAATATTCAGGACAAAGCAAGAAAGATGTTGAAAATCAACATATGGAAAATCGGAAGAAATTGATTGAGATTGGTTCCTTTTCTCCAATTGGAAGCGCATAAAATGTTTGATAAATTAATTGGACCGATTACTGGAATCGTTGACAAAATGGTTCCTGATAAGGATTTGCGGGAAAAACTTAACCATGAGTTGAGTATGTCGATCCATAACGCGAATCTTGCCCAAATTGATGTGAACAAGACTGAAGCAGCCCACAAAAGTATTTTTGTCGCTGGCTGGAGGCCCTTCGTTGGCTGGGTCACTGGAGTGGCATTAAGTTACCACTTCATATTAGCTCCATTAGTGCAGTTCGGTTTTGCGTTAGCTGGCATTGAACAGGAATTGCCAGAATTTGATTTTAGTCAACTTTCTACCATTTTGATGGGAATGCTCGGCTTGGGCGGACTCAGGACGTTTGAGAAAATGAAAAGCGTCTCAAGAGAGAATTAATATCTTTTATCTGTCTGGAATCTCCTATGAGGAATATTCTATTTATAGTACTGATCGGTATTGGTTGTTTGATAACTTTTTTTTTACCAAATGCTGCAGCCCAACAAAGTGGTACTTGCACTGCTGGCACTGAATTTTGTGAAGCAAATTCTTTGGCGACAACTACTACCAGTACCGCAACATCTACAGCTACCAATACAAATTCAAATACCAATGTAAATACGAACACAAATTCAAATACCAATGTAAATACGAATACGAGTACTGCGACAAATGTAAATACAAATAATAATGTTTCTTCTGGAGGTACTAGTAATACAAATTCAAATACCAATGTAAATACGAATACGACAACCTCAACTGCCAGTTCTACAAATACCAATACAAATAACAATAATAATGACAATACGACTGTTTACACTGGAACATCAACTAATACCAATAATAATAATAATGTGAATGTGAATACTAATACTTCAAGCAATACGAATTCCAACACAAATGTAAATACTAATAACTCAGTAGCAACCAGCACCAATAGCAATACGAATATAAATAACAATACCAGTAACAATACTAATGTAAATAATTCAACGGTAAGCTCAACCTCAGAATCAACAAATACAAACAATAATAATTCAAATATTAACCAGAGTGTAAATAGTAATAATGTAAATACTACAAATAGTACAAGCAGCAGTTCAGCGGTTTCTAGCAATACCAACACCAATGTAAATTCTAGTACTTCAGAAAGTAACTCTTCTTCTGAAGTTACCACAAATAATACGAATGTATCTAATAATACCAATAGAAATGAAAATATTAACCGTAATGAGACTGTTCAGAGGATTGAGCAGGAAATAACCAGTCCACCACCAAGTGCGATTGCTCCCAGTATAGGTAGTTCTTATTCTCAGGACTTGTGTACAACTGGAGTCAGCGGTGCAGTACAGACTCAGATTTTAGGGTTTTCTGGAGGCAGAAGTATTCGGGACGAGAATTGTGAACGAATCAAGTTATCTAAAACAATCTACGATATGGGAATGAAGGTCGCGGCAGTCAGCCTGATGTGTCAGGACTCGCGTGTTTTTGAGGCAATGGAGATGGCTGGAACCCCTTGTCCCTATAACGGGTTGATAGGCTCAGACGCACAGGATAGCTGGGACCGCAACCCTCAGGACAAGCCTGAAGGGGTAACGGAAGTTGAGTATCGGTTCAGGAAATCTGAACAGGGCCGTGAGTTTGATTATCGGGTCTATAGCAAGGAAGAATTCTGCAATGAATCGCCTGAAGAAGATATTTGCAATATGTAGTTTTCTGCCACTCGTTGCGGGAGCCTCCGATTTTGTGGTCGGAACGGCTTCTATTATTGATTTGAGAAACGAATCAGGCACTTCCCAATGGAATGTCAGCGATGACGGAAGGTCCAGTGCGATTAACTTGGGATTTACATTTGATTTTTATGGAAACAGTTATAGCCAAGGGTATATGGCTACGAATGGGTGCTTTTCCTTTACTACGTCTTACTGTAATGATTACACCCCAGACCCGTTGCCTGACACGACCTACACAATTTATCCGTTCTGGACCGACCTGATCCGCGACAGCGGCTCAAAGATGTTGACGAAATATTTTGATGATCCTAGTGGTAATGATTATTTTGTAGCTGGATGGTACGACTTGCGTGAATACCACCGTGCTTCCGATAACACCTTTGAGATGCTGTTGTATGAAGGTACGAATAATATCGAGTTCAGGTATGAAGATTTAGACATTATCCAGCACGATGTCCTGATTGGAATACAGGGTGATTCCACCGAATACAAGCAGTACCTTTTCCACGATGAATGTTCCACGGGAACCACAAATGTTTCAGGTTCCTGTGTCAACACGGACTGGAACAACACCAGCTTTAACACTACGCTGGAAAACAAGTCTTTATTTGTGGAAATTGACATTACATCCCAGTGTGAAGCGAACCAGCTTTATAGTGTGAATTGCAGTGGATATGCGTTGGCTTACTTTAACCAGCAATGCGGGGTCAACGCTCTTTACGATGAAGAATGTTCGGGTTATGCAGCCGCTTATCTTTTACAGCAATGCGACCTGAATAGTCTTTATAACGTAAATTGCAGCGGGTATGCATCAGCTTACCTGTTGCAGCAGTGTGATCTTGATGATCTTTATCATAGTTCATGCGCGGGATATGGGTCTGCCCTAGCCAGACAGCAAGCTATCGAAGATTCTTACGCTATAGAAGAAGAAGAGACTTTTGATGACGGGACATATACTGAGGATGATTACACCATGCTTGGTATTTCCAATGATGAAGTCTTTATAAATGTCGGATTTTCATCCGAAGAAGATTTTTATGGCTACGAAGAAGAAGAGTATATCTACGAGTATGAACCTGAGTATTTTGAGGAAGAATTCTTTTTTGAGACAGAAGCTTGGGAAGAGGAATTATTTGATTTCCAGTATGTAGATGAGTTTCAGGAAGATTTGTATCTCGTGGAAACACAGATATACGAAGAAAATTTTCCTTTATTCATGCCAGAGGAAATTTACGAAGAATTCGATTATGTGGATTTTCAGCCATCTGTCGAGGAGGAACTTTTATTTATAGACTCTGAATTTGAAGAAGAATTTATTTCTGTTTTTGAGCAGGAAATAGAAGGAGAATACCTTTTAGCCCAGCTAAATGAGGACTATATCCTTGAGGACATGGAAATTACGGATGTCTGGTTAAGCGTAGAAGAAGATTTTCTTCTTGAAGAAGAGTTTGTCGAAAATGCTCAACTAAACTTGCTTGAGGAGCAGTCTGAGGAGGTTTATGAAGATTTAATTGAGGGCGAAATTTTTGAAGAGCTTGAAGAGCTTATTGATGAAGAAGAACTGGAGGAATTGATCAGTATTGCAGAAGAAGTGGAGGAAGAGGAAGAATTGATTGAGGAAGAAAGTGATCCTGTTGAAGAAATGGAATTGATCGCAGAAGAAGATGAAGAGTTAGAGGAAAAAACAGAGAAGAGGTCCAGTAAAAAGGATGATCGCAGAAATTACAATCGTGCTGTATCTATCGCTATGAACTCGGTTAGGACAATATCATCCCAGCAATCGTCATCGGACGGAAGTTCGTCACAGCAACAAAGCGGGAACACAATCATGTCGTCTGGTAGTACAGATGCTTCATCTTCGGGTACAAGTATTTCCCAAAATATCGATCCAGTAAGCCAGACTGAGCAGTCTCTTGCCACTGGCGACACTTTTATTCAGGACCAGCATGAGCAATCTTCTGGTATTCAGCAGATTCAGATGACCGAAACGCCTGCCACACAGATAGTCGCTGACTCCCCGTTTGAGGTGGCAGAACAGCAGCAGGAACAGCAGCAGTTGCAACAGGATTTTGTTTTGGATGGTGGGGAAACCTTTACACAGGCAGACATTCAGTTTGAAGACAGTTTCAGTGAAGCAATGGCCGTGGGTGGAGATATCGGGACATTTCTTTCCCAACAGGTCCCTGACTTCGGAAGGTTTGAGATAGAGCCTCCAACGGCAAGCGAAGAAAGGATTGTTTCGGCAGTAGAGTCTCTGGCTGAAAGAGTGGGGGCTGAAGTGGTTCAGCAAAATTTACAGGACCAATTGGAAGCTATTTCTGAAGAAGGCGGTTTTGACAGTGATCAGACAGCCGTAGTTACTTTTCTTGGGTTCAGGGAAGGTTTTTCTCAGTATACGAATCAATCCCAGATTCAGGATAATACAAATTGGTATCTTGATCGTTCAATTTATGAGGGCGTGGAACTGGATGATAATCTATTCAATTTTTATATGATGGCCGGCAAAACACAGCAGAAATTGAATCAGATGATTTTGAGCCAGTACGATAGATAATGGCAGAGGTAGAGTATCAGGGAATCCGAATCGGTGGTGGGAAGCTGCTGTTGATTTTGCCTTTATTGGGAACCGTAGGCGGTTTTTTGTGGGGAGGGTTTGAACTATACAATCGCCTGCTGGATGCGGAATCGAAGCTGAACTCACTTGAGCCGGATTCCATAACCGCTGAAATTCGGAGGCTTGAGACAGTGTATGACCTCATCCGAAATGAGCTTGCCTCAGATATTAATGCGGTGTCTGATGAAATCGTTGAAGCCAACCGCCTTTCAAGAACCATTGAGACAGAAACATCTGCGACACAACGGGAAGTGCGGAACGATGTTTATGACATGGAACGCGAGATGCAATCCCGGTTTCAAGAAATGAACTCAGAAATCCGGGGTACGAGAAACGACCTAGATGACCGAATTAGGGAAATGGATGGTACGATGCGTCAAATTCGGAATGACTTGGAGGAAAGGATTCAGACTATTCTTGAAAATCCTTTAAATGATGTGGAATGAATAGAGAAACTTTAATTGAAGAATTGAAGAGGGACGAGGGAGTAAGGTTAAAACCTTACAAATGCTCTGCCGACAAATTGACTATTGGTATCGGAAGAAATATAGAAGATCGTGGAATTAGTGATTTAGAGGCTGAGTTTTTGCTTCAAAACGATATAGATATCTGTATAGATGAATTGAAAAAGTCTTTTAGTTGGTATGAAGACCTTTCGGATAAACGGCAAAGGGCATTGGTTAATATGTGCTTTAACCTAGGATTAGGGAAGCTCAAGGGATTCAAAAAATTTATTAAAGCCATGGAAAACCAAATATGGAATGTAGCGGCAGAAGAGATGCTTGATTCAAAGTGGGCAGATCAGGTCGGAGAAAGGGCAGTTCGTCTGGCATTGATGGTTTTGGAGGGATAAATGCCATTTTTAAAATTTACATTCAGACCCGGGATTAATAAGGAAGGTACTAATTACAGCAATGAAAATGGATGGTATGACGCTGATAAGGTCAGATTTCGGAAAGGTAAGCCAGAGCGTATAGGGGGATGGATTAAAAATTCTGCCAATAGTTTCATAGGAACCTGCAGGAAAATTCTTACTTATAAGGATGCAGAAGGTGATTCCTATACTGTAATTGGTACGCATCAGAAATTATATGTTCAGGAAGGAAATGTTTTTAACGATATAACCCCTACCCGCAAAACATCTACCAATAGTATTACTTTTGCGGCAACTAATGGGTCTTCTACTGTTACTGTTACAGACAGTTCTCATGGTGCTGTAAATGGAGATTTTGTTACTTTTAGTGGTGTACAAAGTGATGGACTCGGTGCAGGGGGAAATATAACTCAAACTGTTTTACAGCAAAAATATCAAATTGCATTGGTAACAAGTGCGAATGCTTACACTATAGTTGCTAAGGATACCTCTGGAGATGAAGTTACCGCAAATTCGGATGATGACGAAAATGGTGGCGCTGGTGTGGATGGAGTCTATCAAATCAATTCAGGACTTGATGTGTATGTTCCATCTACAGGGTGGGGCG